CTACTGGGAGATTAAGAAATGAATCCGACCGTGAAGATTGAACTTGAAGTGGGTGAACTGAACGCGGTACTTCAGGTTCTGGGCCAACTGCCGACGAGTTCCGGTGCGTGGCCGCTGTTGGTCAAAATCCGTGATCAAGCGTCAGCACAGCTTCCTCAGGAACAAGAAGCAGTACAATGACTTTTTACGCCTACATACATTGCAGGCCAGATTTGACTCCTTTTTATGTAGGCAAAGGGAGCGGAGTTCGTTGGAAAACCATTTCAAAGACATGGCGCAATAAATATCACTGGGCCATTTCAACTAAGTACGGCATTAAAAACATACTTAAATGGAAGATGGACTGCTCTAGCGAACAAATTGCTTTTGATCTTGAAAAGGGACTGATTCGGTGCTTGTCTGATCAGGGCTACAAACTTGCAAACTTTACTTCTGGTGGAGAGGGTGGATCAGGTCATTCCCCATCTAATGAAACCAGACAAAAATTAAGAAAAGCGCTGACAGGCAGGCCGCAGTCTTTAGAGCATAAAGCCAATGTAAGGCTTTCTCTTCTCGGTAGAAAAAGGACTCCGGAGCAAAAGGAAAGGATTTCAAAGGCCTGCGTAGGAAGAAAGGCGTCTTTAGAAACAAAAATAAAGATGTCTTTGTCTTTAAAGCAGAAGCCTAAAAGCCCTGCCCATGCCGCCGCAATTAAACATGCGGTAAGGAGCCAACCTGTCGTGACTTGCCCAACGTGCAGTAAAACTGGGAAACTTAGGGCTATGCGCAGGTGGCATTTTGTAAATTGCAAGCTTAATAGCTCTAATAGGAGTTCGTGATGGATCTGCAGATGTGGTTCAACGTCCTCGTAGGCGTTTCGGGATTTCTCGGCGGGTGGATTCTGAACAACATCAGTAGATCCATTGAACGGCTCGACGATGATGTCCGGCAGATGCCTCTTAACTATGTGACCAAGGCTGACTACAAGCACGACATCATGGAAGTGAAGGAAATGCTTGGAAAGATCTTCGACCGATTGGAAACCAAGGCGGACAAGTGATGGAAACGCTGCTCGGTGGACTGTTTGGGGGCTTGCTGAGACTGGCCCCCGAAGCCCTCAAGTTTTTCACGCAGAAGGGCGAACAAAAACACGAACTGGCGATGCTTGAAGCCGAAATGCGATTTGCACAGGTCAAGGGCGAAATCGCCATGCGCCAGACCGAGGCGCAGATGCAAATATCTGAACTGACCGCCATGACCGAGGCTATCCGCGAACAGTCCGCCACCGCACAGGCTGCGGGCCAAGTGGTATCGGCCATTTCAGCCCTTGTGCGCCCGATCATCACCTACGTCTTTGTGGCGCTTTATGTAGCGGTCAAGGTGGCGGGGTACAGCGTGGCCGTATCGCAAGGGGGCGACTGGAAGGAACTGCTAGTGACCTCGTGGACGGCGGACGATATGTCTACCATGACAATGTTGCTCACGTTCTGGTTTACGGGGCGCGTATGGGAACGGACGAAGCAGTAGACCTCGCTGCAACCCTTTGCAGGCGATTTGAGGGCTTTAGGGCCAAGCCCTATATCTGCCCTGCCGGGTATCCCACAATCGGCTATGGCACCGTCTGGAAGCCCGACGGCACGCGAGTCACGATGGACGATGCCCCGGTCAGTGTGGAACTAGCAAACGAGTGGTTGGTGTCGGAATTACGCACTAACTACATGGCAGGGGTGCTTAAAGCCTCGCCCCGACTGATTGCAAACCCTCGTGCGCTCGCGGCGATGACTGATTTTGCCTACAACCTCGGGGTGGCACGGTATCGCGCTAGTACCCTACGCAAGCGAGTCAACGAGGACGATTTTGAGGGGGCGAAGGTGGAACTACAGAAATGGATCAGGGGCGGCGGCAAGGTGCTGCCCGGCCTTGTACGTCGGCGGCAAGCAGAGGCGGCGTTGCTATGAAGAAAATGACCGTTGTGCAGATGGAAGAAGGCAAATGGTACCGAGTTAAGGGGTATACCCACACCGAGTGCTGTGACTGCGCCCTCGTTCACAAAGAAGAAATTCGGCTTGTGGACGGGCATCTGGAATGGCGAGCGTTTCGTGACGACAAGGAAACCGACAAGCGGCGCAAGTCGTTAGGAATAAAGGTGACTCGTGCCCCGTAGGTTCACTGACGAGGAATTCATCAACGCATGGGTGCGTCACGGATCGCCAAAAAAAGTAGCCGAAGCACTGTCTCTGCCGGTGCGAAGCGTACACCAACGCAGGCGCTCGCTTGAGGCACGACACGGCATAGCCTTGCCTAGCAAGGTTCCGCCGACTTGCACGACGGGTGTGAAGGCAGAGGCAGGACAAGCTGCCAACCGACTCGCAGAACAACGTGCGCGGCGGTACGAGTCTGAAATGCACCTAGAACTGCACGACGGAGTGGTGATGGTGGCATCAGACTGCCACTACTGGCCGGGGGTCGTTACGGTAGCGCATGAAGCGTTCTGCAAACTCGCCAAAACGCTCAAGCCCGATGTGGTCGTGCTGAACGGCGACATTCTGGACGGTGCGCGGATCAGTCGCCATGCGCGCATCATGTGGGAAAAGCAACCCGAACTGAAAGACGAAATCTACGCTGTGCAGGATCGCTGCGCTGAAATCGAACGAGCGGCGGGTAAGGCGCAACTGCTACGCACCATCGGCAACCATGACGCTCGCATGGAGACGTACCTTAGTGCCAACGCGCCAGAATTGGAGGAAATGCCGGGTTCAACGCTGATTGATTACCTCCCTCGATGGCGTGCGGGGTGGGCGATTCACCTTAACGCTGAAGAATACGGTTGGACTGTAATCCGCCATCGACCTGTAGCCGGTGGGATACACGCGGCTTACAATTCGGCATTGCGCGCTGGCACGCATTACGTTCATGGTCACTTGCACAAGTTGCAGTACACCCCGTGGGCTGACTACAGAGGCCGGCGCTTCGGCGTAGACTGCGGCACGATGGCCGAGCCAAAAGGCCCGCAGTTTACTTATGTGGAGGCTGGCCCGTTGAATTGGGCGTCAGGGTTTGTTGTATTGACCTACCTCGATGGCCGGTTGTTGGAACCGGAAATAGTCGCGGTGCATGAGGGCAAAGCATGGTTTCGCGGCGTGAGCGTGTGACGTGGCAAGCACCTGCAATGTGCCGCAAGTGCGTTTGGATGTGCCCGTGGAACGGCGAGGGCTACGGCTGCGCTCACCCTGACGTCAACGGCTTGCTTGGCGGTGTGGTGCGGTGCGGTGGCCGGTGGTTCAAGGAAGCCTCACGGTAGGTATCAAGCCGCCTCTGTAGAGCCGTTATCTCGGCGTAGCAGGCTAGCAACTCGCGGCTAAGGGTATCGGCCTGATCCCACAGTCCTGCCTCGCGCATATCGGCCAGCGCCGCAAAGACGCGGTTATCCCACGTCACTTGACCCGCACGAGCCGAGTGACCCGCCCCCACGCCGTGCAGAAACTGTTGATCCATGCCGAGGTGCTGTCACGCTCGACGACTTTGCCACACTTGCTGCACTTGTATTTCACCAGTAAAACCCTCCTGTACGCCGTCTGGAACACGCCCAATTGGGGGGTGGGACGTGACGCCAGTCGTGCCTCCACGCCCGCTGTAATCGCTTTATAAATCGTTTCATACCTCACCCCTCGCCCGAATCGCAAACAAGATATTCCACGCCGCACTCGACTTTGGCGGCATACTGGTCAGCATCGCTGTGTTGCCAAGTTCTTTTTCAGCAACCTCAGCACACGCCTCCCGCTCGGCGGCGGCAACGAGGGCGGCGAAGCGTTCTAGTGATTCGGTGCTTGGGCCAATGTAAACATCGCCAGCAGACCAAACCTCTTGCGCCATGCGGATGATGTCGTCGCGGGTCATCGCAGCCACTCCACAACCGTCACAATAAGCCAGCCAAGCACCGCCAGCGGTATGCCGACGACTCCGGCCAACAACAGCAACACAAACAGCAATTGCCGCAAAGATGGTGGCGGCATTCCTCCCACTGGCATCAGATAATCTCCTCTTTTCGCAGTTGTGCAATGGTTCTAACCATGCCCTCAAGGTGTGCAAGGCGTACATAGTCGCGGTCAAGGTCAGTATGCGCTCGGCGGTCGATTGCATCGTGGCAGGCGCTACACGCCCACGCGCCGAGCAAGTCGTCGGCCTTCAGCCCCATTCCGCTGACCCCCGGCATACGGATATGCGCTAACACAACGGTCTCGCTGTTGTGATTGCAGATGTCGGGTAGTCGCACCATGCAGCCTCTGCCTTTGGCCTCTTTGCGTAGGTTCACAGAAGCACCATCTGTCCAACGAGCCGGTACTTTGCCCATGCCTTGCCGTCGCGCTGTTCGGTCAGCGTCTCAATCGGCAAGCCTTGATTACGCAACTCTTTGATGCGTGCCGCAAGTCGGAAGCATCCATAATGGTTCAATGCGTCAATCGGCGTTAGGTCGCGCCCAGATTGAAGGTGAGCGCGGATCATTTCTGTCTGTGTCATGTTTCGCCCTCGTAAGGTTGTGGAATCACAATGCCCATATCGGCACACTTGGCCTCAATAAACATCAAGTAATCAGTAAACTCTTGTTTCGTCATAGTCGATGATCGCTTGAGCGGTCGCAGTCGCTTACGCCCAAACCCTTCCAGTGTCTCCCAGCCAAAACACTCGCCAAGAAAGTAGTCATGCAGGTCGTCCCGTGACCAACCGGCCAGCGCCTCGCCGCCGCCCTCAATAACGGCGGGGTAAACGACGCCCCAAAGGTACGCATTCTGCTGATTGGTGCGCGGCTTCTTCCACACCTCTACCGTCACCGCAAACGGCTTTGACGGCAAATTGCGGTACATGACTTCAACGGCCTTTAGCACCTGCTCAACAGGCGTACCGATGGGGAAAATGCGCTTCATACTCGCTTGCTGACCTCAAGCCAGTCGCGGCCATACTCAACGTCTACCCAATCCTTAAACCACGGGCCGCCACGGGTAAAGTGGACGGCTACCGGATCAGGTTCGTCTACCGGCTGGTTCCAGCCCTCAAGGTAGTTGAAGGTCAAAGGCAGTTGTCCAATCAGTTCGTTCGGCAGCCACTTGAACTGGTGCAAATACGCACCGCTTTCAGTGTTCACAATCGGCGGTGATAGCGCCTTCATCGCTTCGTGTCCGCAGTTCATCAGCATGAACGACGACCAGTTCTTGCGCGGGTACTGGTGCTGAATGCGATTGTCCATCTTGTACGCCTCTGGCGGCCTGTAGTTGTGCTGCACAACACGCACGGCATACTGCCCCGACTCGTAGAAAATGACTTCAGCAATGTCTTTGCGAAACAAGAAGTCACAATCGCAAAACACGGCCCAGCCCTTGTACCCCGCCAGTGCCGGAGTCAGAAACCGCGTGAAACTGAACTCGGTGGATGACAGAGGGTCAGCGTCCCGCCAGTACAGACCAGCGGCACGCACTTCCTCCATCTTGATCGGCGTCACCTCCACGTTAACGCTGCAATGGTCAAGAAGCGACTGCCGGGCGACACGATAGGCAATGTCCTCGCGGCTGTCGTACCCAATAAACACCCGCAGGGGTTCTTTGAGTGTGATTTTCATGGTCAGAACGGCATATCGTCGTCAAAATCAGGAACCGGCGACTCGTCCATCACTCGCGGACGGGTCTCGACCTTTTGCTTCGGCTCAAAGCGAAGCGACATGAACTTGTCGCCCGTTTTCTTGCTCGCCTTGATCCACGCACTGATGTTGAAATCCACGTTGTCAATGACGCACGAGCCACGATAGTCAGGGCGCTTTTCGTTCCCCTTCTTGTCGTTCTTAAACAGCACGCCGGACAGGTTTGGGTCAAAATTACTCACAATTTAACTCCTTCAACTTGGTTACTTTTTCATCGACTTCAGCCAAAAACTTACGCACCTCGGCCTCCAGTTCTGCGATGCGCTTGTCGTCGCGCTGGACGCGCTTAACAAACATCTGCAAGTGCTCGGGCAGCCGGTCGTCAAACGACACAAAATCGCACCACGTTCGCCCAGTACAGGCCATCTGCCACTGCATCTGGGTGACGTATTTACCCGGCACGGCATCGGCCAGCAGCGTGTCAAGGTGAGTCGCCGTATTGGGGCACTTAAACTCCACCAGCCCATCGGCTACCAAACCGTCTGGGGACGCCCCTGACATCGATATGGTCGGGTGATCAATGAAGCCCACCTCCTCAACCAACTCGCCTGTACGGGCGCTGTAGGCGGCCCTCGCGTGTGGCTCTTGCTCAATGCCACGCTCGATTGCCGCGTTCGTGAAACTGCTGGCCTTCTGCCCGGTCAGTCGCTCCACGATCAGATCGGCCATGTAGTTCTCGCGGGACGCGCTGTAGCCGGTCTTGGTCTTCGCAACGACATCAGCAACGCGGGAGGCTGTGACCTTGCCAAGCCGGGCGGCAAACCAGTCGTCGGTACGCTGTTCCATCATGCAACCTCCTTTTTGCGAGCCGTGAAGGCATCCATGTGTAGGGTGCGCACCTCTACGGGCAGCCCCTTGAACAGCGCCTTGAGGGCGTCTGCATCGGCGCACGCAGCAATCTGCGCCAGCACCTCAGGGTTAGGCTCCTTTTTCTCGGCCTCCGGCAAGTCCTCACCGGCGTAGATGTAAAGCCCCAGCCCGTGCATGGCGATGGCTTTGGCAAGGCAGCGCATGATCGCGGTGTTGATGGCAAATGCGTCGGGGTTCTGGATGGCGCGGTTGCGGTTGTCCATCACCGGCAGCACGCACAACTTGGTGTCGCCTTTTACTGTTACGCTGACCTTCACCATTGCGCTGCCGTCCGGCAAAAACATAGCAGGGCGGTCGGCCCACTCATGCGCTACCCATGACGCAGCCGGGTCAATCTTCAGCACTTCGGCCCACGCCCACGCCCACGACAAGTACGTTAGGTTGCCCTTACGCTCGGTGTGATCGTTGACGTTAATCTTTAGCAGTTCGCTCATTGTAGGCTTCCGTAAATTTTGTTGAGTTCGTGTTGGATGATCGCGTCAAGTTCTGCGAGGGCACGATTGCAAGCGTCAACGCGCTCTTGCTGTTCGCGCTCCTGCAACTCAAGGTCAAGTTGGTGCCACCAAGAATCGTCATCGTTGCCCCACGGTTCAGCGTCCATCGATCACCTCCGCGTCACAACTGTGTCCGTCACACGGCTCGACGTAGCAGGCGAGCAGATAGACGATGATTAGCAGGATGGCGACAGGCCAAAGCGACTGTTGCTTATTCATAATCAACCTCCGCTGCCTCGCGCTGCTGCTCAAGGTGTTCCCAGCAACGTGATTCCAGATCGTCCAGTTCAGACTGTTGCAAGTAGCCGATGTCGGCACGCTCGCGGATTGCAACGTAATCGTTGCGTTGAGCGGCAGCAGACTCGCAGCCCTCGGGGTAGCAGCCAATCAACCAAACATCGCTGATGTCAACGGTTGACGGCACGTTGGTTGACGGGTCGCCGCCGTCAAATTGGAACGTCACTTCAACTTGGAAATAAACGCCGAGGGCGTAAATCTGGGTTTCAAAAGTGTACATGGTGGCTCCTATCTGTGGTAGCGGTTGTGTCTGTCAACAAGGCCAGTTTAGCAACCTAAACGGCCGTGTCAACAACTTTTTGCATTTGATCGCGGCGTTGTTGTTCGTACTGCATCAACAATCTGCCCGCGGCCAACACCTCGGCTTGCGAGCATTTCGGATTCATTCGCAATATGATTTGCAACAATCGCTCTACGGCGTAAGCAAAGTCGGCTTCCATGTTCATACGCCACCCCGCACCAATTTAATCAGCCGCATAAACTCCGAGTCGGTAAATTCTTTCAATTGCCGTGGGCTAACGTATTCGGCTGGGCGGTCGAGGTTTTGCAAATGATACAAACTCCAAAGTTTCCACCGCGAAACGTAATGGAAATGCATTTCATTGCGTGATGCCATCATTTTTGCTGTTTGCGCTTTCATAACCACTCCTGTCTGTGGGTTGTGTTTGTCAACGCAGATAGTTTAGCCGCCTATACCGGAGCCGTGTCAATACCGTTTGCAAAAAAAAGTTTAGTCGTCTACACTCCGCAACATGGACATCCACAAACTTATCAAACGATACGGTAGCCAGCAGGCTGTGGCGCAGGCATTTGGCGTGACCAAGGGGGCCGTCAGTCAATGGGTAAAGGCCGGGGCGATACCGCCCGCTCGGTTGTGGCAGTTAAAGGCGGGGCAAGTGAGGGGAAAACGATGAAACGAGCGATATTGATGATGTTGCCGGTGGCGGCAGTTGCACAGGATATGCCCTTTATTCTGGGGACAATCCAGAACAGGGATAACGCAAACATTACGTTTACCACGACGCAAAACACTTGTGAGAACAACGACCACTTTGTGTACGCACAAAGTAGCGGCGGCAAGGTGTCGATCACCGGATGCTATCGGCTGGTGGACGATCAGTTGATGGTGTTTTGGTCGGATGGTGATGTATTCACGTATCCAGTGACCGCATTGAAACTGTCGCCAGAAATGCAACGGCGGTTTGAGCGTAGCCGGTGAGAAGGTTTACAGAGGCCAGAAACGACAAACCCCCTTTCGGGGGCTTGACGCGGGCGGGGGGATGGCCCTACTCTCGGGATGCGAAGTGGAGTGACGCCAAGATAGACCGGGGGAAACGGTCTGTCAACAGCCCACCCCAAATGCTCGGGAACTCTGGTCGGGAAACCAACGCGCAGGGAACCTTAAACCTACACCGGGGCAGCCAGCCTGTAGGCACGCGGCGTAAGTCGGGAAGCGTGAATGGCAACGGGAAACCGTAAAAGTAGCCGACAGCGGATGGCTCCGTCAGTCATCAACTCCGCACGAACTAGCACAGGCGTACTCCGTCTATGCCGTGCGGATTCACCATCAGTCATCAGGGTATAAGAGGGGTATATGGAAGGTTTAGACACGTCAGCATGGGAACGGTGGAAGGCATACCGGACAGCGATACGCAAACCGATCAAGCCTGCCTCGGAACACGCCATGCAGATGAAACTGGTTAAGTATGGTGCTGACCAAGATGCGGTCGTTAACCAGTCGATCAGCAACCAGTGGCAGGGGTTGTTTGACCTTCAGCGGTCAAAGCCGGTGCCGGGTGAAAAGCCGGTCAAGACCGACAAACAGATTGCGGCTGAAAACGAACGGTTTGCCGCTGACGAACACCGATGCGTCAAGGGGTGGGATCAGCGACTTGCTGAACCCCTCGCCAAACTCAAACTGGCCGATGCGTTGCTTGCCCGCTATGTGGTCAGGCAAGACGAGCCGCAGCACGAGGAACGGGTAGAGTGGTTGCGTGACCAAGTGGGCACAATGTTGCGTCAGGCTGATGCAGCGGCGGTGATTGGCGACCCGCACTTACGGTCAATGGTCTGGTCGCTTTTTGGGGAACGGGGTTTTAAGAGGCTGAAAGAACGTGCGTCCGCTGAACAAACGAAACCGAATCTGGTGGCAAATATGGCTAACACGGTGCATCAACGAGGCGCGGTGTGAGGTACGCAGCGAGGCGGGACGGGAACGACTCAGCGATCACCCTCGCCCTGCGAAACGCCGGATTCTCAGTCTGGGACGCCGCAAGCGCAGGCGGCGGGATTCCCGACAAACTCGTGTATCGCGCACTGCCAGACGGAACGCCGTGGGTGTGCTGGGTGGAGGTTAAAATGCCATCCGGCAAACTACGCCCGGCTCAAGAGATGTTTCAAAACATCTTTGCGCCGCGTGACGAGTTCTACGTTGCCCGTGACGCTGTAACGACTGTAGCAGTCCTTACGCAGCGGTATCAGGCCGCGATTCGGCCAGAACACGCACGATGACGTAAAACCCGCCTTGAGTGGGTGAGACCTTGAGGATGTCCCACCGCTCGCAAAATTTGGGCAGCCACCACCGTGCAGGGTTCTGGATTAGGTGGGCGTTGCGGCCATCGGTGAGGAACTTTTTGGCCGGGCCAGTGTGAACGGTGAAAAAACCGACCTTGGTGATGGCTTGTAAGTCATCCAGCACGGCGTCGAGGCACGACGGTTCGACGTGTTCAAGGACGTCAATGCAAGTGGTCAGATCAGCCACTCGGGGTGGCCCGTACTCGGGAAACGCCGGGTCGGATGCGGTGTAGTCAATGACGTCAATATGCTCGCGCAACCGTCGTTTGCCTGCGCCGTAGTCGTGGAGGCTGACGAACTGGTTGAGTTTAATCAGTTGGTTGACAATCGGCGCGAAACTGACTGAGGCCACGCCGTAATTGGGGTTATCGTGCAGTCGTTGTTGCTCCTGCCGATATTGCTCAGTTATCATCATCACCAAATCATAGCGGGGTCGTCATGCACCAACAAGCAGGTGAATTTGTCGCAGTGTTGCTGCATAGCGCAACCGCTACGCATTTGATGCACCTATCCACCAAGTCCTACGCTGAACACGTCGCCCTCGGCGCGTACTACGACGCCATCGTAGACCTTGTGGACAAGTGGGCAGAGGCGTACCAAGGCAAGTTCAGCGTGATCCCGTTGACCGCGTACCCCAGCGGGTTTGCCGTGCAGAAAGATTGCGTAAACTACGCCGAAACGCTGTTGAAGTTCGTCAAGGGTGCCCGCAAGCAGTTGCCGGACGACTCTGACTTGCAGAACATCGTTGACGAAATCGTGTCTGAAATTTCGTCGCTGCTGTACAAGTGCAAAACCTTCAAATGAACGGCCTGCGGCTCGCACAACTGCTGTCAGATCAAGACGAGGAACTGGACATCCTCGGCCAGCCGCGCAAGAAGCGCCGAGGGTTTGGCTACATTGGCGAAAGCCCCAAGTACAACAGCCTTGAGGCGTACTACCGCAGCAAGACGCCGCAGGAAATCTTCAGCCAATACACCCCCTCGGCTCCGCCCCCGCTGAACCTTCAGACGCCGGAACCGAAGCCGTTAGACGAATTCGCAAGCGTTGAAAGCGAATACACGCCCTATCGCCCTGACAAGCCCATCGGCCCGCCGACCGGAGCGCCCACGGCACCCCCGCTCGACCCCCGAGACTACCGGCAGGCGGTCATCAAGGACGAACCGGCTCGGCCTTTATTCAGCGGAATGCTGCCGTCGCAGTTTCCAGAGGCGTACCAGATCGGCTACACGCCGCCCACGGCTACCCCTATGCCTACCCCGCCTGCTGCGGTCGCTCCTGCGGCCCCAGAGACGCCTGTAGCCGTTAATCCTGACGCAGAGCGCCTAGCAGCGGCGCTACAGGCACAGCAACAGCAACAAGCGCAGATGATGGCAGCGCAGGCTGAGATGGCACGACAGGCCGAAATACAGCGCCAGATTGAACTTGCCCGTATTGAGGAAGAACGTCGACGGGCAGCGGCAGAGTCAGCAGGAGTGGACGATGGCGGCGGACGCTAATCGACTCGCGGCAGCCCTCGCCTACGAGGAAGAACGCCGCCGCAAATTGGCGCAGGCTACGGGTCAGCTAACCGACCGACAGCGCATGGAATTGGCGCTCGCTGACGAGCGCAAGCAGCGCCAGATGGCAGGTGAAACCGCCCCGACTCTTGAGGGCGAGGTGCAGCGCCTGACCGGCCTGCAACCAAACATGGAACGCAGCAATATCTTGCCGTTCTACAGCCAAGAAACGGGCCTAGTGGCCCCGCAATTTGTATACGACGCAGCCAAGGCCATAGTGGCTCCCGGCTACACCGCCCGTGGAGGGCGTGTTGATCCTGCTGAAGCAATGAACGTCGCGGCAAACGTCATGGGCGGCTCTATTGGCGGCTCGGCGCTAACTCCCGTGGAAGGCGTTGTTGCTGGCATGGGCGCATCGCGTAGACCGAAAAAGGTGACTTATGAAAGACGACAAGAAGGCCCTTTCCTCCGAATCCGACAGACAAGCGCGGATACAAGCCAACTTGGCCCGAGCGAACGAGACGCTCGCCCGACTGGAAAAAAAGTACGGGAAAGCCAAGCCGTTGTCGGAGGAAGAACAGGCGTGGCGGTGGCGTCACCTGATGCGCCACCGGCAGTTTCTGGACGACGTTTAACACCGGCACAGGTCGCCACTCAATACACCGAAGCTGAATTCGGAACGCCGTATAAACTGCCGAAAAACCCGCCAAGCAGCCTGCAAAAACAAGCGCCCATTGGCCGTATTTTCTTGGAAGCCACCAAGGAGTCGCCGCAGTACAAAGCCGCTACGCTCAAATCGTATGAGCGTGTCATGCCGGACGTATTGCAAAAGGCCAAGGTTAAAAGCTACGACGATTTGCTGGAAAAATCGTATTTTCAGCTTGCGAAAGAAGTTAAATCGCAATTTGATGCGCTGCCAATATCCATGTCTTATTACCGGGGCGGTGAAGGCGCGTATAAGAGCAGCAAAGAGCTGTTTGAGGACATAGATAAACGCGGGCATATGTTCGTTTATCAGGGCGGTGACCCGCACGATTTCCTCGGCCAAACCGACCCTGACACCGGCCTGTCGTACAACGAAATGTTTAGGGCCGTTCACGACTATTTCGGCCACGCCGTACACCGTAATCAATTTGGCCCGGTCGGCGAGGAAACCGCATGGGCGGCACACAGCCAAATGTTCAGCCCATTGGCCCGCATTGCTATGAGCAGCGAAACCCGAGGCCAGAACAGCCTCGTCAATTACTCGCCGCTTAACGCTGAATTAAAGGCAAAAATCTTGCAGTTGGATAGCGAAATTGCAACTGCTCGCCGTTACGGCTACGACGAAGCAGAAATCGCAGATTTGATGCGAGATCGGCAAGCGTTGTTCAACGACTTTCAGTACGCCCCGCAGAAGTCGGTGGTGCTGCCTGCCGAAATGCTCCAGATTGACTACATGGGAACTATGCCAGCTGGGTTTGAAGGACTGATAGTTCCTGATCCCGGCACCGCAACATCGCTGCCGCTAACGCATTACAGCCAAAGCGCCTCGCTAACGCAGACCGATCCGACTCGCTACGGCACCGGCATCAAGGGGCAGGAAGCAGCCCGATTGCGTCAAGCGCCAGATGTGCGCGAGCGCACGTACTTTTACACCGGCAAGCCGGGATCGGTACGCCCAGAGGCAGGGTTAGGCCCGAACGTATACACCGCGCAGGGCGAGAACCTTTACAACATGAGGCGCGACCCCGCCAAGCTCGGGATTCTGGCTGATGTGGTCAATACCACCTCACCGCTGGCTCGCATGAACCCCGGCAGCATTGATGACTTCCAACGCGCCAACGATTTTGAGCGCCTGATGCGAGCTTATGGTTACAGCGGGTATTTCAGCCCCGAGGCCAAGGTCGCCACCGTGTTTGAACCCATGAATGTGCGACTCGCCAAGGCGTTGAGACGTTGACTCTTTAATTATTGTTTCATTAGTGTATAAATAAACCATGCCAAGACCCAAAGGATCGCCCAACAAGGCTACTGCGGAAGCGAGAGAGGCCATCGCCCGGCTTGTGGATGGTAACGCCCACCGCCTCAACATCTGGCTGGACGAGATTTACGAGACGAAAGGCGCAGAGGCCGCATGGAAGTGCATGATGGATGTGGTCGAGTATCACGTACCCAAACTTGCACGCATTGAGACGACCGGCAAGGACGGAGGCCCGCAAGAATGGGTGATACGGTGGGGCGAGCCGAAGTGAAGGAAATTGACCTGCCGTACAACCCACGGCGGGCGTTCCTCCCCTTCCACAACCGCACAAAGCGATGGGCGTGCCTTGTGGCTCATCGTCGCGCTGGTAAAACAGTCGCAGCCGTCAACGACATCATACGGGCGGCCATCATGTACAAAGGGCCAAACGGGCTATTCGGCTACGTTGCCCCGTACATGAACCAAGCCCGGCGTATTGCGTGGGACTACTTCAAGTTCTACGCCGCCCCGCTGACGCAAGACGCCAACGAAAGCCAGATGACCCTGACGCTAGTGAACGGGGTCAAGATCAGCCTATTCGGCGCAGACAACGCAGACGCCATGCGCGGACTCGGCTTCTCAGGCGTCTACCTTGACGAGTACGGCGACTTCAAGCCTTCAGTATTCGGTAACGTGATCCGCCCGGCCCTGTCAGACAAGCAAGGGTGGGCAGTGTTTGCCGGTACGCCCAAGGGCAAGAACGGCTTTTGGGACATTTACGAGACCGCACAGCGCATACCGGACGAATGGTTCTGCCTTAGCCTACCGGCAAGCAAGTCGGGCCTGCTGCCAGAATCAGAACTGAGCGCCGCCCGAGCGCAGTTGAGCGAAGATCAGTACCTGCAAGAGTATGAATGTTCATTTGAGGCGGCTATCCTCGGCGCGTTTTACGGCAAGGAAATGCGCCAAGCGGACGACCATGGCCGCATTACTCATGTGCCCTACGATCCCTCTCTGCCGACCTATACCGCATGGGACTTGGGCTACCGGGACGACACGGCGATATGGTTTTATCAGATGGCGCGTGGTGAAATCCGCGTCATTGACTTCTACGCCGTGAGTGGGGCGGACATCCATGACATCGCCGCAGTGGTTTTACAAAAGGGCTATGAGTACAAGCGCCACTACCTACCCCACGACGCTAGGGCAAAGTCGCTACAGACCGGCAAAAGCATCGTGGAGCAACTTGCGGCCTACTTGGACGTCGGTAAACTCGCGGTGGTGCCGGACATCGGCGTGCAGTCGGGCATCCAAGCCGTCCGCTTGACCTTGCCGCACGTCTGGTTTGACAAAGAACGGTGTAAGGACGGCATAGAGGCGTTGCGGCAGTACCAAAGGGAGTACGACGAGGACAAAAAGGCGTTTCGGCAGACCCCACGGCACGATTGGACGTCACACCCTAGTGACGCATTCCGAATGCTTGCGGTATCATGGGCAGCAGAATCTGACAAGCCCCGGTCGACTGACCCCAAACCGCTTATGGTTGGGCCAGCCAATACGGTCACGTTGAACGATATGTGGGCGGTACATGACCGCTCAACGAGCAGGAGAGCCAGAATATGAGCGTTGTTGACCCGTATCGCTACCAGACCGAGGCTGTTGCGGCTTCGCAGACCAACCAGACGCTCGGCGGCACGGGCGCAACCGGCGACTACCTGCACCGCATCGTTGTGTCCGTAGCAACCGCTGCAACCTCCACGGTCAGCGTGATTGACGGCAGCACCACGGTGCTTGCCATCCCCGCCAACACCCCCATCGGCGTCTACAGCCTTGAACTGAACGCCCGTAGCGCCACCGGCTCGTGGAAGATCACGACGGGTGCGGGTGCGACTGTGCTGGCTGTGGGCATCTTCTCGGCCTAATCATGGAAGCCTCCGCCGAACTGGAAAAGTATCTGCGGGTTGTCGGCCAGTACGACAACGAATTTGCTAAATGGCAAGCACGCACTAAAAAGATTCTGAAGCGATACCGCGATGACACTCGCGGGCAGTCAGGCAACGAGTCGGCTAAGTTCAACATCCTCTGGTCAAACGTCCAGACGCTGATCCCTGCCGTATACGCCAAACTGCCCAAGGCTGATGTGACGCGGCGCTTTGGTGATGGCGACCCGGTAGGACGGGTGGCCTCGCAACTGCTTGAGAGGGCGCTGGACTTCGAGATTGAACACTACCCCGACTTCCGCTCGACGATGCGTTACTGCGTTGAAGATCGGTTCCTTGGCGGTCGTGGCGTGGCATGGGTGCGGTATGAGCCGCACGTTGCCCCGCAGGGCATTGAGGACGACGGGCTACAGGTTACGGAGGACGTCGAGCAAGGCGAAAACGCCGTGCTTGAGCAGATTGACTACGAGTGTGCCCCGACCGACTACGTTCATTGGAAGGACTTTGGGCATTCTACAGCGCGGACGTGGGAAGAAGTCTCACAGGTATGGCGCTGGGTTTACATGACCAAGGAAGCCCTTATAGAGCGTTTTGGCGAGGAAGCAGCGGCCAAGATACCGCTCGACCAAGGCCCGGAGCCGCTCAACGCCTACAACGAGTCCAAAAAGACCTACAACCGGGCCAAAATATGCGAGTTATGGGATAAAGAGACGCTGAAGGTTTACTGGTTCTGCAAGGGGCTGCCGCAGATTATTGACGTGCGCGATGACCCGCTGGAACTGGAAGGCTTTTTCCCGTGTGGTCGTCCGCTGTATGCCACGCTGACGTCCGATAGCCTCGTTCCTGTGCCTGACTTTGTGCTGTATCAAGATCAGGCGATGGAGTTGGACATCTTGTCCGACCGCATCGATGGTTTGGTCAAGGCGCTGCGGGTGCGCGGCGTGTATGACGCGAGCCAACCCGCCCTGCAACGATTGATGACCGAAGGTGACAACAATGCTCTCATTCCCGTTGATAAGTGGATGGCTTTCAGCGAAAAGGGCGGCCTTAAAGGCAGCATTGACCTCCTTCCGCTCGACACTCTCGCCGCCGCCCTCCTCCAGTGCTACCAAGCCCGTCAAGACATCAAGGGTCAAATCTACGAAATCACCGGCATCGCGGACATCATCCGTGGGCAAACTGCTGCGTCAGAAACAGCAACGGCGCAGCAAATTAAAGGACAATACGCCGGGCTAAGGCTGCGGTCGATGCAAGAGGACGTGGCCTTGTTCGCGTCCAACTTGATCCGCCTCAAGGCGCAGGTCATGGCGACCAAGTTCCAGCCGCAGACCATTCTGGCGTATGCGGCAGCACAGCAGATGTCGCCGCAGGATCAGCAGTTGATCCCGCAGGCCATTGAGTTGCTGAAAGATCGCCCGCTGCGTAACTTCCGCATTGACATCGCCGCTGACTCGCTTGTGATGCTGGACGAAAACCAGAACAAGCAGGAACGCATGGAGTTCTTGCAGGCGTTTGGCGGGTTCTTGCAGCAGGCGTTGCCGGTCGCGCAGGCCAGTCCGCCGATGGTGCCAATGATGGTCGAACTAATGAAATTTGGCATACAGGCATTCAAGCAATCGCGTCCGCTTGAGGGCGCATTGGATCAAGCCCTAGACCAGATGCAGCAGATGGCAGGACAGCCCAACCCCGAGGCTCAGGCCGCCCAGCAGGCCGCTCAGGCGGAACAGCAGAAGGCACAAGTGGCAATGCAACTTGAGCAGGCCAAGATTCAGGCTTCTCAGCAAGTTGAGGCGGCCAAATTGCAGTTGGAGCAAGCCAAGGCTACCGCTGAACAGCAGTTGGAGCAGGCAAGGTTGCAACTTGAGCAAGCAAAAGCCGCAGCAGATCAGCAGCGCGCTCAATTTGAAGCGCAAGTGGCCGCTCAAGCACAAGAACAGCAAGCGCAGTTTGACCGATGGAAAGCAGAACTGGACGCGGCAACCAAGATTATGGTCGCTCACATTTCGGCATCGTCATCGTCTGAAGGCGAGGCAGCACCGGAATTGCAAACGGTCAGCAGTGACGTGCGCGCAGCCGTTGAAAACATGGCAAGCGTTCACGGTCAGACGATGGAACAGTTGACACAGGTGATGAGTACGCTGCGTGCGCCGAAACGCATCGTTCGAGGGCCAGATGGCCGAGCAGTCGGCGTTGAATCAGTAGGAGTTAGCCAATGAGCATGACCAACGCGGCAGAAGCCAATCTGCTGAACCTTTTGTTTCTAAACATTGATTGGGCAAACATCGGTGACGCCGGTGGTTTGCAGAATTCGGCCACGGCGGGCAATTTTTACGTCAGCCTGCACACGGCTGACCCCGGCGAATCGGGCACGCAGTCCACGAGCGAGACGGCTTACACTTCGTATGCGCGGGTGGCCGTGGCTCGCGCTGGTGGCGGTTGGACGCTGACGGCACAGACCATCAGCAATACGGCCCTTGTGCAGTTCCCGCAGTGTACGGGCGGCACCTCAACGGTGACGTATTTTGGCATCGGCACTGACGCATCGGGCGCTGGCAACTTGCTGATGAGCGGTGCGCTGACATCTAGCCTTTCGGTGTCCAACGGCATTCAGCCCCAGTTTGCGGCGGGTGCTTTGACCGTCACGGTGGACTGATGTGTGGCGCTACCGCTGTGCCCACTGTTTGCAGGACTTGGCTTTTGATGCCGAGACCGACGAGGTGCAGCGTTGCCCGATCCACCCAGACGGTCAGATTGA